TGGCGACACTTACTACACTGGTTCTGGCATTGTTACTGGCCGCTCAGTTACTGCATCTTTTGATGGCATGGTTGAGATGGCTCTGTCCGTTCAAGGAACAGGCGCATTGACCGAAACAACCGTTTAACTTTAACAGACAAGGGGTGGCACTATGTCTGCACTAGGCGAGCGCATTAGCGCGAAAACAACACTCGATGCAAAGCGTGTCGAGGTAGCACAATGGGGTGACGAGAATGGGCCTTTGGTTCTTTTCGCCACCCCACTAAGCTGCGGTGACTTCAATAAAATTCAACGCAAGCATCCTGACTTCCTCAACAGCATGACCGTCGAGGGTCTCGTCGATATGGTTATCTTGATTGCCAAAGACGCTGAGGGCAACAAGGCATTCGACATAGCCGACAAGCCTGTCCTTATGCGTCAACCTGTTGGCGTGGTCTCCTCGGTGGCTGGCGAACTCATGGGCGATATCTCTCAGGTGGATGACGTAAAAAAGGACTAAGCGATGACCGATTGATGGTTATCGCTCTGGCCGACCGCCTTGGAAAGACCATTGGCGAAATTGAAGAAATGCCCTACAATGAACTCGTCGAATGGGTTGCGTATCTGGAGCATATAAACGATGGCCGAAACACCTCTTAAAATTCCTATTGTCGCCTTTGATAAAACAAGGGCTGCATTTTCGTCTGTTAGAGGCGGATTGAATAAGGTCAAAGGCTCTATCTTTAGTGTTAAGGGCGCGTTAACTGGCCTCGCTACTGCTGCTGGAGTTAAGAAGCTGGCATCAGATATCGACAGCCTCGCTAAACAATCATCTCGCCTTGGCGTAACCGTCAACCAACTACAGACACTGCAATTTGCCGCGTCTCAAACAGGCACAGATGCGAACGAGTTGGCCAAGGGTTTTGAGAAGTTCAACAAGTCAATCTCTGAAGCCTCTGGTGGTGTAGGAACGGGCGTCAAGGCTTTTGAGGCCCTTGGGATTACCCTCACCAACAATGATGGCACTTTAAAGGATTCGGACACCTTGTTAGGCGAGGTTGCTGACGGCTTTACAGGCATTAAGGCTCCTGCTGACCGCGTCCGCATCGCGATGGATTTGTTTGGTCGCTCTGGTGCTGGCATGGTCAACATGCTGCAAGATGGTTCGGCGCAGTTGGCGGAAACTCGTGCAGAGTTTAACAAGTTAAGCATTGAGCTAACTGGCCCCCAAGCCAAATCTGTTGAGAAAGCCAACGACCTTTTTGACAAATTGAAAAGAACTTTCGTCTCAATAGGGCAGCAAATCACAGTTGCAGTATTGCCTGTCCTCGCGTCTGTCGCCAAAGTCATAACCCAAGTCGTGTTAGTATCTTTCGCTAGGCTGATTGAGAACTTGGGTATTCTGCAAGTCGCGTTTGCCAAGTTCTTTAACAAAACTTTCGCCACGCTCCCTATGTTTAGTGAGATGTCAGAAGAAGCGTTCGGCTCGGAAGCTGCCAAAAAGATGCGTGCCATATCTGCCGAATACAATTCTGTCAGTGGTGAGGTCAAGAAGGTTGGAGAGAGCGGCGAAGGCGCGGCGGATGGCATCGAGCGAATGGAGACAGCACTTGATAAGTCTGTTTCTAAGTTAAAGGACTTCGCCGAAAGCGCAAAGGATGTCAAAGCGAACATGGCAGACATTGCCCTCAATGGTATTAAAAAGCTAGAGGACAGCTTGGTGTCCGTCATCAACGGAACCAAATCGGCCAAAGATGCGTTCAAAGACATGGCCGCAAGCATAATCAATGACCTATTAAAGATGCAGATACAAAAAAGCATAACTGGCCCACTAGCCGCCAGTCTTGGCAGCTTCTTTGGCAAAACATCAACTCCATTATCAACAGCCGCCATTGGGGGTTCTGTGCAGAGGGGAAGAACCACTTTAGTCGGCGAAAGAGGCCCAGAGTTGTTCGTCAGTTCTTCGTCGGGGTCTATAATCCCGAACAATCAGATGGGTGGTGGCGGCGGCGTAACGGTCAATCAAACAATCAATATTTCCACTGGGGTGTCGCAAACTGTTCGCGCAGAGATTGCACAGCTTATGCCTCAGATTTCGAACTCCGCCAAAGCGGCTGTCTTGGATGCCAAGCAGCGTGGCGGCACATTTAGTAAGGCGTTCTAATGGCTTATTCATACCCCTTAACATTGCCCACTGTATCTGGCATTCGCTCGATAAATCTAAGGGTTCGTAATGTTGTTGGCATATCCCAGTCACCATTCACTCTCAAGCAGCAGGTTATTTCCCACTCAGGCCAACAGTGGGAAGCTGACATATCCCTACCGCCCATGACCCGTGATGAAGGCGAGGATTGGGTCTCGTTTCTGGTAAAGCTAAAGGGGCAGCAAGGCACGTTTCTTCTTGGCGACCCGTCTGGTGCAACGCCTCGCGGGTCTGCTGCTACGACAGCAGGCACGCCAGTTGTTAACGGCGCAGGACAAACGGGCAGCAGCTTAACCATTGACGGGCTTCCCGTCAGTGTTAGCGGGTATCTGAAGGCTGGGGACTACATCCAGCTTGGCACGGCATCGTCCTCAACATTGCACAAAGTATTAAACGATGTGACGACCTCTGCGTCTGGTGAGGCCAGCTTTGACATCTATCCGTCTATTCGGACAGCACCAGCAGACGGTTCCTCCGTTACAGTCAGCAACGCCAAAGGCGTTTTCCGCCTTTCGAGCAACGAGACAAGCTGGTCAATTAGCGAAGTTGAGTTGTTTGGAATATCGTTTTCCGCAGTTGAGGCGATAACGTGAGCAGAGATTTACCAACAGCCCTGTCTACAGAACTTATCGCGTCAGAGATTACGCCATTCTTTGCTGTTGAGTTATTATTCGAAACATCGACGTTGCGCTTCTGGTCTGGCCTTGGCGAGCAAGTAATAGGCGGCGACACATATGTTGGTAGTGGCAATATGCTTGCGGTCTCAACGATTGACGAAACGTCAGAGGTTGCCGCTAGAGGAGCAACGCTAACTCTCTCTGGAATACCAAGCGAGTTGATTAGCCTTGCCCTGCAAGAGCCGTATCAAGGCCGCAAGTGTAGAATATTCTTTGGTGTTACTAACGCTAACGGCGAGTTATTGTTGCAAGAGAACGGTTCTTTGGTGCTTAACGAAGACGGTTCCGCCCTAAGTCTGGCACCAAACACTGAAAACGTAATGTCCGAAGTGTTTAGCGGATACATCGACCAAATGAACATAGACGAAGGTGCTGATACATCGACTATTGCTGTTGGTGTTGAGAGCCGATTGATTGACTTGCAACGTCCGCGTGTGCGCCGTTACACACACGAAAGCCAGAAGTCTCGTTTCCCAAACGATTTAGGCTTCGAGTTTGTCAACGACTTGCAAGACAAAAAGTTCGCTTGGGGGCGGTGATGCGCCTGCCAGAATGGTCTCACAATTTAGACGACCTGATTGATGGTTTGCGCGATAAGCCATTTGCTTGGGGCGACAATGATTGTTTGAGCTTCGCAAATCAAGCGCACATAGCGATGACTGGTAAACCTCTGGCTCCCGATTGGACAGGCGAGTATAAAACAGCATATGGGGCAAAACGACATTACGTTAAACTGCTAAAGGCTCAGGGCTTTGCCAGCATAGAGCAAGCACTCGACAGAAGGCTCATGCGACTACACGTCAAGATGCCACCACGCGGCTCACTTGTTGGACGACCATCAG